ATGCAGTTCAGAGATTTATGCGCAAAAACAACCTTAGAATATCAGCTGAATTATGTGCTTTTTTCAAAAGCGACGGACTCAAAAAACCTTTCACCGATGAGGAACACTCTTTTATTCACGCACACATTCGCACCCACTCTACTAAGTGGATAGCCAAAGAGCTAAAGCGAAGTAACGTAACGATAAGACAAGAAGTACACCGCTTAGGGTATTTCGAGTTAATGAAAGAGAAAGCAGAAAAAAGCCGCTACCAAAAAGGACGTACCCCCGAGAACAAAGGTGTGAAAATGAGCCCCGAAACATACGAGAAAGTAAAGCACACTTTCTTTAAAAGCGGACACTTGCCTCACAACTCCCTCCCCGATTACACCGAAGTAATTCGCCACGAGAAGAAAACGCCTTATATCTACATCAAGATCCCTGGTAAGCGCAAAGCAATCCCCAAACACCGACACTTGTGGGAGCAAGCACACGGGGCAATCCCCAAGGGACACAACATCATCTTCAAGAACGGTAATACGCTCGATTGCAGGCTGGAGAATTTAACCTGCGTGAGCAATGAAGAACTGATGCAACAAAACACCATTCACCGTTACCCTGGGGAATTAAAAACTGCTATCAAGCAAATTTCTAAAATTAAAAAACAATTAAACAAATGAACTTAGACGATTTAAACGAAAGCCTTTTCCGCCTCTTTGACGACATCAAAGAAGACCGCGTGGATACTTCCAAAGCACAGGCGATGACAAATGTTGCCAATACCATTATCAATACTGCTAAGGTACAGTTACA